GATGTATTATTAGATGTATTATTAGATGTATTATTAGATGTATTATTAGATGTATTATTAGATGTATTATTAGATGTATTATTAGATGTATTATTTTGTATGTATAGAATGAAATATTTTAAGCCAACAACTTATGCAATATTTTTTTCTAAAAATACCAAATAATGGTTGTTTATGATTAATAACATCTTTTTTTATTTCAACATTATTTTTTTTACAATTTAAACATCTAAAATTATTATAATTTTTTTTATAAAATAAGCAAATATCATCTGCTAAAGTAAAAGTATATTTTGTTTCATAAAATGAATCAATTGGAAACATTTTTTTACTCATTTTAATTATTTACTATTTACTATTTAAATTTTATATATAAATAAATTATTTTAATAAAATTCTAAAACAAATAAATAAAGTTTAGATGTTCCATAACTTACATAGTGGTTATTATGAATTAAATCAATTTTTATGATTTTAGATGATTGAATAGTACTTAAATAATTAAATATTTCATCATAATCAAATACTTTTCCTAATTTTGTTGAATCATTATTCATATAATTAATAATATTTCGTAATTCATTTTTAAAATAAATTTTATATTTATTATTGAATAATAGAGAAATATAAATATATAAATGTGTTTTGAAATAAGAACAAATTTTAATAATGTTTTCTAAATAATCATATGATTTTATATGAATTAAAATTAATTTATTTATTTTTTTATTTATTTTTTGAAGATTTAAAAAAGAATTTGTAATTGATTCATAATTCATCTTATTAAATTCAATATAGTGATTTAATTCATGATTTTCAATTTCATTTTCTAATTTATTTGATATATACTCATTTTCAAAAAATAGATATAAATTAGTATTATATTTTTTTAAATAATTACCAAATTGAATCAATGGATTATAATCATTTTGATTTAAAATAATTATATTCTGATTATGATTCTGATTTTGATTTTCTAGAAATGAATTATATATAGAATCATAATAATTAACAAATGAATTGTTTTTTATTTGATTTATAAAATCCATATTATTTAATTAGTTATAAATTTATAAATTTAAATAAATATATTTAATAATTATAATGAATATAGAAGAAATTAAAAAAGAATTTTTAAATACTAATTTTGTAACTACATTTGTTGTTATTTTTATTGTTTTATTTATTTTAACATCCTTTATAAAATTTTTAGGAAGTATTCCAATGTTACTTATTATTTCATTTTTTCTTAGTTATTATACTATAAAAAAAGGTTCAAATTTAGAAACTTTATCAAATTTTATGAAAAAAAAATAAAAAAAAATAGAAAAGAAATAAAGTTTTTATAAGTTTTTTTAATATAAAAATTTTATATATTTTTTATAAAATGGTTGAAATTATTGGTTTATTAGGACATCAAGGAGTAGGTAAAAATTATATATCTGAAAAAATATTACCAACTATTTTAAGTAAAAAGAATTATGTTGTATTAGCATTTGCTGATCATTTTAAAATTGATTGTATTAGTAAGCATAATGCTGATTATAATAAAGTATTTGGTGAAAAAGATTTTGAAACAAGAAGATTACTTCAATTATGCGGAACTGAAGAAGGAAGAAATAAATATGGATTTGATATATGGGTAAAAACGATGCTTAATTGGGTAAAAGTATTAAGTTCAAGAGGTGTTGAAAGATTTATTATTAGTGATGTGAGATTTGAAAATGAAATTGAATGGATAAAATCACTAGGTGGAATTATTATTAAAATTGAAGCTCCTGAAAGATATAAACAAAGATTAATAAATGAAACAAATGGAGATGAAGAAAAAATGAAAGAAATAATGAATCATTATTCAGAAATAAATATTGATATTATAAAAAATTATGATATATTAATTCATAATGATTTTAATAATAATATTAACAATGAATTAAAAGAAAAATTAATAAAATTTATTTAATTTATTTAAATTATTTAAATTCTTTTTTTAGATTATTTGTCATTTCAATTAATTGATCAATAGTTTTATTTATTAATTCCATTAATTTTTCTTTTGTACCTTCTATTTTAATTTTAACTGTAATTTCATTTTTTAGTGGATGAACATTTTGATATCCGCAATATTTTATTTCTTTATTATTTAATAAATAAGAAGTAAATACATTTCCTAATGTATCATTTTCATCATATACAATAAAATGATAAAAATCATTTGTATATTCATAATCAGTAAATTTATTTTTTAAAATATTTAATTTTTCAATCATAACAGTACATCCCATTTTTATAATTTCTTCAGATTTATAAAATCCAATACTTTCATATGAAAAATCATATATTTTTGGTTCATTTACTGAATTTAAATCATAATTTCTTTCTCTTTCTATAATTGCTTCTTTATCATAATTTGAATTATTAAAAGTTACAACACATGACGATACTGGACAAAAAGATGCACCATTTGTAAAAGCATTTCCTTTTTTAAATCTTGCTTCAAAATTTATTTTTTGATTATTTTGTAGATTTGTAAATAATATTTCTTGTTCTTCAATAAATTTGGAAATATCTAAATCTTTATTAGTTGTTGTATCTTTTATTTTAATTTCACTTACATAAATATCTTCAATAGTTTCTGATTCATTATTTTTTTCACAACTTAATTCTAATAATTCATATTTTTCATTATTATTAGAAATAATTGGAATTAATTTTAATCTTTCTTTTAAAAATTCATTATTGAATAATGAATTATTTTCATTAAATTTGATTGATTCTAAATCAACAGCATAACAATCAATATAACTTATTATAATTCTTCTTAAACAATTTGTAAAACTTATTTTATATTGTCCATTAGTATTATTTATTTGAAAATTAACACATTTATCTTGATTCGTAAAATTATTAATTATTGACATTATTTATTATATTATAATATAAATTTTAAATATATAATTTTCAATTATTTATTTTTTATTAAAAACTTTATTTAATAAAAAATAATGCGTAATTAATAAAATGTATTTTTATAATTAATAGAATATGAGTAAGCAAAACTTAGTTTTATTTTATAGTAATAAATGCATTCATTCTAAAGAATTTTTAATATTATTGCATAAAGATACAGAATTAAATAATCAAACGACTAAAGTAAATGTTGATAATCCAAATATTAAATTACCTCCTTATGTAAAATCTGTTCCTTCATTAATTATAAATGAAAATAATAAACCAAATTTATTAGTAGGTAGTAAAATTTTTGATTGGTATAATAAAAAACATAAACAAAATATCTCTAATGAAAGTGTTATGGACTGGGATCCTACTACAATGACAGGTTATTCTGATGGATTTTCTTATTTAGAAAGTGACGATGTTATTAAAAAAAGCTATAGCTTTTTAGATAGTGATAATAAAATTAACACTCCTGATGAAAGTAATTATGATTCAGGAAAATCTGAAAATTCTAGTAAAGAAAATACTCAATTAGATAATGATTATGAAAGATTTATGTCATCTAGGTCTAATGATGTTGCTGCACCTATTCAAAGAATGGCTTAAAATTTTTTTTTTTTATAAAAAATTAAATTAAAACTACTTAAATAAATTTTATTATTATTATAAATAATAAAATATGAGTACAAAAAATATAATTATTACGCAAATCACAAATTTTATAGATGAATTAGTTAATACTTATCCTAATAATAATGAATTAGTTATTTTTAGGGAAAAATATAGTTTATTAAAAAATGCTAATTCTCAATTAATTATTAATTACTTCATTCAGTATATATATCCACATAAAGATGTTATTAAAAATGAAGATGAAAAATTTTTTCTTGAAGGAGGAGGACAAGAAGAAATTAATGATAAAAATGGTTTAAAGTTTAGAGATAATATGAAACAATTATGGAACAATAATATGACCGAAAATAATAAAAAAATTGTTTGGAAATATTTTAAAACTTTTATATTATTAATTGATAAATATATTGTTGAAAATGTTGGAAAATAAATGAAATTCATGAAATTAATGAAATTCAATTTTTTAATAATTTATTAAAAATTGATTATATATTTTTTTAATGATTATAATATTAATATATTAATTAAATATTTTTTTGATGTCTAATTTTTTTGAATTAAGTGATTCAAAAAAAAAAAGTTTAAGTTTTTCGGAATTATCGAATTATGCACAAAGATTTAATATTGAAGTTGTGAAAACATCAGAAAAAACAGGAAAAAAAATAAATAAAAAAAAAGAAGAATTAGTTACTGATTTAAATGCTGTATATTTAAAAAATAAAATACAAGAAAAAATGAAAAATGAAAAAAAAATTATTAAATCTTCAAAATTAATGAAGAACGATATAAAAATGCCTAAAATAATCGGATATTATCAAGATGAACAAAAATTATTTAATGGTGACGAAAATTATAAGAAAAATATGTTAGAAAATAAGAAATATATTGAAGATAAATATAAAATAAAATTAGATTTTGGAAATATTATTTATTATGGAGATTTTTATATATGGAATAATGAAAAATTTATATATATTGAATCTTATGAAAAAAATAATGTTATATTTTTGATTATTTCTAGGGAAATAACTCAATATATTAATGATTCTATAAAATATTTTGAATCTATTAATAATACTGAAACTATTAAAATGATGAAAAATATAGGAAAACAATTAAAACTATCTAAAATTGAATTAAGTTTGAATGATAAATATTTAAGTATTTTGGATTTTGATGTAAATGAATTAGTAGGAATACATTTTAATTATGTATATAAAAATACTACTGGTTTAATTGAAGTGGAAGTAAATTATATGAATGTTAAAGGAGAAATAGATAAAAAATTTCCCAGTTATTGTTTTCAAACAGAAAAATTGGAAATAAGTTTCTTGAAATTAGTAGATTTTCAATATAAATTATCTATGCATCAATTTGAATTTGTATGTAAATTAGAGGCTGACCCTGAAATTGAAATAAAACCAAAATGGACAAATAGTATTTTAGTGAAAAATAAAAAAGTTATTATAGGAAATATTGAAGAAAATATTAAATCAAGTTATGAATGTATTGTATATTGTAATATGTATGAAAAATTTAAAAATGAAGAAATAATTCAAAATTTATTAATTGAAGAATTTGATTACAATGAATTATTATTAATCAATAGTAAAAAAGAATTTCTGATTATGAAGGATTTTAATGATTTTGATAGTTTTATAACAAACAATAGAATTTTTTGATAAATATTTTATTTGTTTAAATCAATAAATATT